TTTGTGCCCATCACACGGTACATGGTCCCTTTCCAGTTGATGCCGCCACGATCAGTGCCCGGCCCAACCCCGAATTGCACAATGCCTGCTGCCGGGCGCAAGTAGCCGTTCGAGATACCCTGATCTACCGGGACCGGGACCATGTTGCGCGGATAAGCGCGGCGGAAGTCCGGGCCGTTGTCCGTGTATATGCCGCGGATGATCGGGACTTGCATGGGCTACTTCTTGCGCATCTTCTTCAACGTCTCGGCCAGGCGCGCCCGCTGCCCGGTTACGCCGCCTTTCTTGGCTGCGGCTTCGAGCTTCTTCTCGGGAATGTCTTGCCCCTTCTTGACGCCGAGGCTCTTGCGAAGTGAGCCGGGTTTCTTGATCGCGTTCTGGATCCACTTCTTGTCAGCCATGATTTCTCCTATCAGCCGAGGAACTCGACCTTGATGTGAACCGAATACTGCATCGGGGTGGCACCGGACGACGCATAGTTGCTGGTGATGTAGCCGATGTTCGATCCCTGCTGGGCTGAGATGACCACCGAGCCGCCCGAGTGCAATCCAACCTGGTTGGTCGTCGCGGTCTGCGTGATCATGTCCTGCACGGCCGCGCCGGTCGTGGCCTCGGTGTAGTTCACGCTCACGCTTGGCATGGTCGACGAGGTCGTCGCGGCTTGGGAGACGACAACGAAGGCCGAAACCCGGTACATGCCCGACACCGGCACGGAATAGAGCGTCGGCGCGTTGACGTTGGCAGTCTGGGCACTCTTGCCATCGGCGGCCACCACCCCGGTATGCGCGTCTACGTAGGCTTTGGTTGCCAGAGACAGTGCGTTGGCAGGCGCGTACCCAGACGCGGCGATGATGTCACCCGTCTTTGTGATGCGGAATCGCTCGGTCGGGGCGACGTTGGTCGTGGTCGGACGGGTAGCGACGATGAAATCGCCAGTCGTGTAACCCGGCGTGTCCTGCTCCTCATGGCCGACCCAAACGCATGGATGGTCGGTCGGTGCCGAGACGTAGCCAAAGCCAATGCCAGCGAATCCCTGGCTGCCGTACTCCCGACCACCAACCTGGAAGTAGGTGGATGTGGCGCCAAGCGTCTTGGGTGCGTCCGTGTGCCCGGTGCCGCTGCTGTACTTTGCAAGCCAGAGCTTGTTTCCATCCGCTCCAGTGATGATCGGGATCGCTTTGGTGTGGGTATGGACGCCCGTCCAAGTCGGCGCGATAGCGGGATCAATTGCTGGCGCGTCATCGCTACGCATGAAAGTGCGCGCGGTGCCGATCTTCGGCGTCATCCCTACAGTGGCACTTGGATTCGCAGGAGCAGGCCCATGACCCGGCACGCGATCCCATGTGGCGCCGTCATAGATCAGCCAGTCCCCAACCTCATAAGAGACGCTGCCGCCGCCCAGGTCCTGCGTGCCGGCCACATCGCAGATGTACAGCTCGCCCGATACGCCGGCACCGTTCGCCAGCGTCGGCGTGTTCGTGCTGGCGTCCCAGTTGCCAAGGTAGGTGACGTCACCAACCGGCAGTTGATCGGTGGGGATCTTCCCGGAGCCGTCCAGCGTGGCAACGCCGTTCGGCTGGCCTTTCTCTGACTCTGGAACTGCCCCTATGTTTTCCGGGGTGGCAGTGACTTGAGCAACGGCGCGTAGCATTACCAGCCCTCCCCGCTCGTCACGTAGACGGTTGAGCCGGCACCGCCGGGAGCCACCACGCTCAGCAGCGAATGCCCATCACGCGGGCCTTTTCCTGCTTTCGTGAGCACTACCTGACTGTTCGGCAGCACAGGTGCATCCGTGTCGGTAGCAACTGCCGTCTCCCCGGCAAGTTTCAATCGGACGAACACTACCTGCGTTCCGACGTTCGTCACCATGATCTGTTTCGACTCGGGATTGATCTGCACGTCCTGTGCAGTGCCGCTGGCCGCCACGGTGACGGTGCTTCCTGCCTGCGGGCTGAATGGGGCGAGAATGCTCATGCTGTGCTCCTTATCCGATGCGATACCAGGACTTGTTGATTCCGTCGAATCGCAGACGGAAGAATGCGTTTTCTGTCAGTTCAGCCGGTGCGCCATTGACCGTTGCGCCGTTGCCATCCACGGTCAAAGCGGTGACCGCCTGCGTGCACGAAACCAGCACTTCCTGGCCGTCCACGCAGTTCGCCAGCGCGGGCAGCACGATCGTCCCTGCCGCATACCCGGTCAGCGGAGTCAGCAGCAGGAAGACGTTCCCGCCATTGCTGGCGGGCGCAACTGTGACGCTGAAACCGGTGGCGTTCGGTGAAGAATACTTCGTTTCGAAACCACCAGTCGACGTGAGTTGACTCTGCAGGTAGTTCAGCAGAACCGACATCGGCATTGCCCTGGCATCTGCGTTGTTGGTGGAGTAGATAACGACCAGATCACCACCATTGACGGAGTCGGCACGTGGAAGCTGATAAATTCTGGTCATGGCGATCTCCGTTACTTGAGTTCAATTGAATCGCCAGCCGCTGTATCGATGGGATCGAGCGGCGGCGAGATAAAGGGGTTTTCCGTGCGGCGCCAGTATTTGTTCCCGGAACCAATCGGGAGCGTGTCGGGGAGTTGTTGCTGCGGAGGGAAGGCTGCTCGGCCCAGCAGCACGTCATATCCGGCTTTTGCGACCGCCTTCACATCCTGCGGAACGGCCTTCCCGAAGCTGCTGGCGATCCGAATTGCGAGGTTCATGTACACCGTCTCAATGGCCGCGTCGGGCAGCTTGGAATCGTCGTCCAGGCTCGATGAGGAAGGGTTGGACGGCAGCGGATAGCCGAGGCGAATGCCTTTCGCGTTCCATGTGCCGATCATCGAATCGAGCCGGCGTTTCCCCATCTCCAGTTCATCCGGTGTCAGGTCGAAAACGTAGCCGGCGAGCGCCAAGACACTGAACGCTTCTTCGACGAGTTCTTGCTTGGTCCAGCTCATTTTTCGAGCTCGGTTGCGATCAGCTCGCCGAGCTTCTTGTCACTGGTGCGGCCATCGAACTTGATGCCAAGTTCCTTGGCCTTTTGCTCCAGCTCGGCGCGCGTGGGCGGCGCGTTGTCGGATGCGTCCTGCTGCTCCGGAGACTGGTCAGGAAGCGGGGCGGCCCCTGTGACGGTCGTACCGTCGCTGTAGGTCTTCGTCTCAACCTTCGGTGCGCTCGCCTCGGTGGTAGTCAAATGCCAGCCGTCCTCCTGCGCTGCATCCTGCTCGTCCTGACTGTTGACGATCAGCGTTGAAAATCGACGGCCGTTAATCTCTTCGGGGCCGCCAGCCTTGTAAAGCATGCGAGGGTATTCGTTGCTCATCTCACGTCCTTTCATGGAAAAAAGGCCGCCCAGGAACTGGCTTCAAGGGCGGCCAACACAGGTTGCAACCCGTGCAGGAGAGTCGATTACGACTGGCCGAAGAGGATGACGCCGGCCATCTCCGGGTTCGTCATGCCCACGCCGAAGCGCGTGTCGCAGCGGTACTTGAACTTCTTCGTATTGATGTCGAAGAACTTGTACATGACGATCTGAACGCCGAGTTCGGTGGTTGCCTGGAGCATTGCTGCCCCCGCGCCGGCCATCTCAGGATCGAAGCCGTTGCGACCCGGCAGCAACTCGATCGCGCGTTCGTCCCAGAACGGGGCCACGTTGCAAGCAGCGGTGTTGAGCCATGTAATCTCCGCACCATTCGCCGGCGTGGCCGTCACGTTCTTGTATTCCAGTTCCGCTTGAGTCGGCGAGCTGTCGGCAGCGATGATCGGCGGGCTGATCTGGATGACGCCCGAACCGCCACCACCGGAGACGATGCCGGTCACCGTGAAGGTCTTCAACTGGCCGGTGTCTTCCTTCGTGATGTGGTTCACCGCGTTGACGCCGGTAATCGTGAAGCGGTCGCCTACCTTGATCGTGCCCGAGGTAACAGCCACGGTCAGGTTCTGGTAGCGGTTGTCTACGTTCGCGGTTTCGCCAGTCGAGGCGGTGCTCGTTGCTTTGGGCACGTAGCGCTGATTTGCGCCGTTCACAGTCACAGTCGTGCCGGCGGCGGCAGTGAGGCGGTAGGTGTACTCAGCGCTGTAGGTATCGAAGTTGGCGACGCGTCCCACGTAGCCATCCTCATACGCACGATTGACCTTGGGGTTCGGAGACGTCTGCGGCTTCGCCAGCGTGCCAGCCATCAGCGCGTAGTCGCGGGTATGAATGAAGCACACGCGGCGCGAGGCTTCATCGACGATGCCCTGCTCCTCCATCATCGCATTCGCCAGCGAAATGTCGTCGTAGCCGCTCGCCGGGCTTGTGCGCTTCACGACCAAAGTGCCTTGCAGGCTGGCGACGTTCGCAATTGCCTTGTTGATGTCGCTCGCCAGCTTCTGATGCGCGCTACGCATCTTGCGCTCACGCTGCAGCGGGTCGTTCAGGTCGTTCGTGGTCATCGTCCACGGAACGGTTTTGTCGTAACCCAGGCTGATAGGAACGGAGAGCTGCGTGATGTCGGAGAACGATGCCGAAATATCGGTCCCGGCAGCGCCGTCGATCGACGTCGAGATGTAGGGAACCGGGCGCCAGATCGCGGTCCCTTGGGAGCGCTCCAGCACAACGGGGTCAGCGTTGAAAATGGTGACGTTTCGGCCGAATTTCAGACTGTCGTCGAAGCCGGCCAGGAGCTCGTCAAAAAAGACGGTCTCCTGCTTCGTGAAGGCGTTTGCCATGATTTACCTCGCAAATTGGACGAATGAAGGACTTGCTTTTCACTCGTCCACTTGCGAGGCTGGACGGCCACCAACGGATGCTGCAAATTCGACTGCCGATTTCGAGGCTGGCGAAACCTTGGTGTTGCCGGTACTGCTTACTTCTGGCGCTTGTCGCGGAGGTACTTGGCGATCTTTGTCCGATCGCCAGTTCTATCTGCTTCTGCGCGCAAGCGCTCCAGATGCGAATCCACTGCGCCCACCACCGGGGCCGAACCTTGCACCCGCTTCTCAGGCGGCGGGGGTGCCTTTCGCGGTTGAACTTTCAATTGCGTCTCCAGTTTGGCGATGGCGAATGCGAACTTGACCGGATCGGCGATGGCGGCGAGCTCACCGGCCTTCTTCGGGTTCTTGTAAAGGGCATACACGACCAGGGCTGGATTATCGGCGCCGTGCAGGATCACGCCCTGCTGCGTGACGTTCAACATGCCCGTCACGAGTGATTCAGCATCCTCGAAATCCTTGACCTTCAATTCCGATTTCGCCTTCGTGTAGGCTTCTTGACGCGCCTGCCAAGCCTTCTTTTCGTTCTCGGCTGCTTCGCGCTTCTTTGCTTCGACCTCATCTACCTGCCGCTTGCGTTCGTACCAGGCCGTCAGTTCGCGTTCGAAACGCTCCGTGTCGAAATCGCACGCCTCAAGAGTCGGTTTCTCACCGAGGGTTAAGCCGGACTTGCCGCCGTTCTTGATGCGCTCGAGTTCTTCGGCGAGTTCTCGATTCTTGCGTTCGTGTTCGCGCTTCTCGCGCTCCAGATCGCGGGTGCGCTTGCGCAGGTCACGCACCCATTGTGGCGCGCGGCGCAGTTCGTCCTCGTTGTCTTCTGGTGCAAGTTCGGAATCTTCGCCGATGGTAATGGTCAGCTCTTCGCCAGCGTCATCATCATCTGCTTCGCTCGTGGCTGCGTCGGCCTCTGACTTCTTGCCTTCGCCATCATCACCACTTTCCTGAGCTTCTGGCTGCTGCTCATCCGGGTGCCCTTCTTCGGCGCCTTGCTGCCCCCGCTCGTCAAGCACTTCGTTTTCGGTTTCCTGGCTCATGTTTCTGCTCAGCAGTAGTTGTTGCGCAGATGATAGGAAGCCAAAATCTCAAAGGCAAATTTGATTTACCAGATTGCTAAATTTGCGCAGGTGGAGTGCTCAGTTCTGTAGCAGTGCGCACCGCATCGAGCACTTGTTTCTGCTGCTCGATGTCGATGTCAGCCATGGTTTTAACCGTCTCGGCACGCGATTGTTCAGCTTTCGCAAGCGTGAGCACAGTATCGGCACGCGCTTTCGCACCCTTCGCCTGCGCTTCCTCGGCCATCGATTGAACGAGAACCGCATTCGGATCCGGCTGCGCGTTCGCGGCTTCTTGCGCCAGTTCTTCGGCTTCCTCTTTCGTCGGCTTGATGACGCCCATACGCACCAGCTTGCGCCGGAAGTACTGGCGGGCATCTGTGAGACCTTCGCCCTCCATGTTCATCATGATCAAGCTATCGAGGATCGAGACAGTTTCCGGGTCTTGCGTCGTGGCCTTGAGAGCCGTGAGCTCACGGACGGTCTTCGCGCGCTTGCTTGTGCTGCTGGGGCCGACATCGACCATCACATCGAGCTTTGCTTTCGTGAGATCGTTTTCGAGGTACGTTTCCCCGGTTTCTTCGTCGTATGCGGGCTCGAACAGTTCGACGCTGCCCACTTGACCGTCAGCGGTCATCGTCTTCATCCGACGACCTTCCTCCACGGCGATGTCCTTCATCATCGAAATCCACACTTCGCCGCTACGTTTAATCGCCTTTGCCATGTTGCTCATGTAGATGAACACCTGCATGTCCAGGCGATTCTGGATCAGCTCGACCACCTTGCCTGAAATGTTCGGCTGCACCTCTTCCCCGGCCTGCTGGTTGCCGAGCAGGTCTTGCAAAGCTTGCTCGGCCATCTGCATCAGCGCGGCCATCGCTGGCGGGATATTGGGCGCTTTCGTATAACCGATTGGGCCGGCCGCAATTTGCTGCCCTTCTGCGTCAGTGATCGAATTGATCAGCAGGTATGGGAATTTCTTGATGTTGTCTTCGGCCCACATCTGCGCGTGGCCTGCAATCTGTTCCGGCGTGAGGATCGGTTTTTCAACGTCGAATCGCGCGGCCATTTCGGCCAGCCACGACATCAGCATGTTGATAAGCCGCTGTGCGTCCTTTGCGAGCCGGACATGCCCCATGCAGCGCTCGACGTTATCGACGACCCAGCGCTTACCGTAGAAGGGGATGATCGGGATATGGCACCCTGCGATGTAGCCGCAGTCCTCCAGAACTTTCGCGCCGCTGAGAACGTACTTGCGCACACGCTTACGCTTGACGCGCTTCTGCCGCACTTCGCGGAATCCGGTTGCGAGGAGTGTCTCCAGTTTCGTCGGATCCTCCTGCAGCTCGGCATCCGTGAATTTCAACTCGTCGGGTTCAAAGCTGTCAGTAAGTGCAAGGCCCTGGAAAATGCGTAGCAGCTCTTCCTTCTCTTCGACTTCGTAAAATTCGGCCACGTACACGACGTCAGGCGTGCACCAATCGAACTCCCAGCGGTGCACGAGTTTCGGCCACGTCGCCGGGTCGTCTCCGTACTCGTCTTTGTACGCCTCGGGCGTCATCGCGGTCAGCACAAAGCAGCGTTTCGCGTCGCTCTTGTCCTGGCGCTTGGCGTTCAGATCGAAGAAGACGCAGGAATCAGCGTCGAATATCGGCTCGATACGCACGCGTTGACGAGTGTCGTCATCGTCTTCGTCGTCCTCGTAGCATGTGCGCAGGCGCCATGCGCCGAATCCACCTGCCGTTCCTTCCTCGAACGCATTGTCATAGGCTTCCTCTGCCCCGCTGTCGTACTCGTCGGCTCGGTACAAGCCGTCGCATGTCTCGGCGAGCTTGTCGGCATTCTTGCCGTCCTTCGGGACGAAATCGACCGTGATTCTGTTGTTGCGGTATTCGTTGAAAATGCGGATGACGGCGAGATGGACCTTATTCAGCTCGAACCGAGGCTTGTTCTCGAACTGGTTGCCCAGCGGTCCCTCCCACTGCGCCCCCGCGATCGAGTAAAACCGGCGATCCTCAAGGCACTGGATACGCTCATTGCGCAATGCGGCCTGGATCTTGTCGAACTCTGAGAGCGCGCGCGTGTGCACTTCCTGCAAGCGCTGTTCCTTGGTTTTGCTCATGGCTCACGGCTTTCGTTTGAGAAATTGCCGTAAGGGTAGTGCCGAGCAATGCGGAACGGAAGGGAGGTGTTACCGGGTTTGCAAGGATTCAGCGGCGCCCAAAGTGCGAGACCATCGGGATGGGCGTCACCTCAGGCTGCTTGAGCGCCTTCCCGAGCGTATCGGCGCCGCGCCCGATGATCGATAGCGCATCGACGCCATCGTCTGGAGATCCGGCCGGGAAGACCAAGCACTGCCGCTGCAACTCGGGCACCCATGCCGCGCGCGGCCAGAGCAACCGACCCATGCCGGCGGTGGCGATGATCGACTGCGCGCGCGTGACCTTATCCGAGATGGAGGCCAGCCACTCAAGGCGGCACATCACGTTCCGCTCGGCCATTCGCTGGCGCAGGCGCGCTTCCGTGGCGCGGCGGATCGGGCCGGCTTCACCGAACCAGCACAGTGGAGACCAGCGCGCCATCAAGTCGATCTTGCGCTCGATCCAGACCTCAGGCCCGGTCTGCCCACGCCACCAGTCCAGCAGGTACATGTTCCCGTCTTCGGCAATGCCGACAATGCCGTGCTCGGTCCAGTCGCCGTCGTCGGGTGTCACGGCATAATCCGAGCCGCCAATGATGCGCAGGTTCGCCGGCGGCTTGTCATAGGTTCCCATGTCGTCGCGGCGAAACAGGATGCCGTCTGTCGGCGCCGGCGTCTGCTGGTACAGGCTCGACCAGGTGCGGCGGTTGAGCCGGAATTGATCCCAGTGCTTGCGGTCGAACCACTCCGGCCAGAGCATTTCCCCGATCTGGCGCCCGAGCGGGTCGGTGTGCGTCTGGCACTCGGCTTGCAGGCACAGCACGCGCCACGTATTGCCGTCGCGGCATTCTATATCGCCCGATTCGCCGGCCCAGCGCTCGGGCAGGATGCGGCCGCAGATGTCATCCTCGTGCCATCGCGTGTTGATGATCACGACCCAGCCGCCGGGAATAAGACGGGTCAGCAAATCGTCTTCGTAGGCTTCGAACGTCTTGTCGCGCACGGTCTTCGAGTCGGCGGTGTCACGGCCCTTGATCGGGTCGTCGATGATGATGCCGTGCGCGCGATTACCGGTCATGCCCGACAAGATGCCGCCGGCGATGTACTCGCTGCCGTTGGTCAGGGCGAATTCGTTTGCTGACCGGGAGTCGACACTCAGGCCGGCCTGCAGGATGCTTTCAGATTCCGGCGCCCGTAGGAGTTGGCGCGTGCGCCGGCCGTGCCGGCTGGCGAGATCTGAACCGTAGGATGCGAGGATCACGCGGCGGTTGTTCTGGCGCCCGAGGTACCAGCTCGGCGCCACCACGCTCGCATAGGTACTCTTCGCTGATCCCGGGGGCGCCATGATCATCAGCCGGCCGTGCGGCGTCTCCATACAGCGCTGCATCTCGCGTAGGATCAGCTTGTGGTGCTCGGCCTGCTTGCTTTCGATCAGTGGGATCGGTGCGCCGTCGTCGGCGTCATCGATCGGGGAGCCCGGTACCGGCACGCGGGCGGCGTATGCTTCCAGGTCACGGCGCGCGCGACGGCGTTCCAACAGCACCGCGGCCGCTTGTTCAGGCGTCAGATTTGGCATGCTTCCCTTGCGGCTTCTCGCCGCGCATGATCGCCAGCAGATCCTCGTCGCTCAAGCTGTTCACATCGCCATAGACGACGGCAACCGACCCATC